AATCGAGGCTGAAAAGCTCCGCGTGGCCATGAAGGACTCTAACCACGAAATAGGCGAAATCATCCGCAAGGAATCGATTACGGTGCTCAAGGACTTGAGCGGACGCACTCCGGAGAACTTTTTAGACTGATGTCTGAACAGCTGACAGAACCGACTGCCGTTGCGCAGAAATTCGAGAACACGCTGCCTTATACAGGAAACGTGGATTTCTGCCTTGGCGGGTTGATTCAGGGGCTTACGCCGCCGAAGGATCAGACTATTTCGCAGTGGGCTGCGGAAAACCGCCTGCTTGCAGGCGAGGCTTCCGCTTCGAAGGGCAAGTGGACTAATGACCGCACGCCTTACCTGGTCGAAATCATGGACATGCTTAGCCCGCAGAGTCCCTGCAGCGATGTGGCCTTTATGAAAGGCTCGCAAATCGGCGGAACGGAATGCATGATTAACACGGCTCTCTACTACATGCTGCAAAGTCCGTGCCCGATTGGCCTTTACCAGACTACCGACGATGCGGCCGCAGATTTCGAGCGTCAACGTCTTGCACCTACGTTCGCGGCCATGAAGATGGACCAGTATTTCACCGGCGACACGGCCGGCTGCAAGGAGTATCCGGGTGGCATCTTCTTTCTCGGTTCAGGTGGATCCGCTTCGCAGCTGCGCTCGAAGCCCCTGCAGGTTGTTCTTTGCGACGAAATATCCGGATGGCCGCTGGACTGCAACGGCGAAGGCGACCCGTGCGACCTTGTAAAGAGAAGAACGACAAACTTTCCGAGGCGAAAGCGCTTTTGGAACTCGACGCCGACCATCAAGGGCAAGTGCCGCATCACAAAAAAGTTCAAGCTTGGCGACCAGCGATATTACAACGTGCCGTGCCCGCACTGTGGTGAACTCCACGTGTGGGAATTCAAAAATCTGGTGTGGGACAAGGATGAGGACGGCAACAATTTGTCGTGGACCGTGCGAATGAGGTGCCCGCACTGCAAAGGCGAATACCAGGAGTGGCGAAAGACCGAACTGATGGCGCAGGGCCAGTGGGTACCAACCAACCCGAACGGTGCTTACCCGAGTTATCATTTGAGCGCATTTTATAGCCCTCTCGGGTGGTATTCCTGGGAAGAGGCCGTTACGGAGTTCATAGAAGCGAAGGGCGACCCGCAGAAACTCAAGGTGTGGACGAATAACGTCGAGGGTATGCCGTGGGATGAAGAGAACCAGGTCCGGCACGACTTTACCGAACTGATGCTGAGGCGCGAGAACTACGGCTGCGAGGTTCCTGACGGTGCGGTGATACTTACTGCGGGTGTCGATACCCAGGATGACCGCCTGGAATGCGAAATCGTGGGATGGGGAAAGGGACTCGAAAGCTGGAGCATCGACTACTGGATAATTCCGGGCGATCCGGACCAGGATGACGTGTGGGAAACGCTCGATGACATCCTCATAAACATGAATTACAAGAAATCGGACGGCACGCCGCTCTATGTCGCGGCCGCGCTCGTGGACTCTGGCGGTCACAAGACTTCGGCGGTCTACCGTTACTGTTCTCGCCGTGAATGGCGTCGAATTTATGCGAGCATCGGTGCCCGTGGGCCTAACAAGCCGGTAATAAGCAGGCCCGGTTCCACGAAAAAATCAGCTGCCGAAAACGCGAAGCTCATTACCGTCGGTACCGATACGGTAAAGGACTGGTTTTTTAACGTGCTGACCTACGACAAGCCGGGGCCTGGATACTGCCATTTTCCCGACAAGGACATTTATGACCGCGAACATTTCAAGCAGCTTGCGGAATCGGAAGTGAAAAAATCACACATGAGTCGCGGATTCCTGACCTATTCTTACGAAAAGGTCTATGACCGAAATGAACCGCTGGACTGCCGTGTGTATGCGCGTGCCGCATTGAATCTTGTAGGCGTTGATGTTGACAAGATGGCCGCGTCGGGTGTAAGTTATACAAGGAACCCGGCGCGTCGTGTGCCGCGTCAGGGAATGAGGGTATTGAACCAAGGGGTTAAACTATGATGGATTTCCACGTGACGTGCAACGTGAACAAGCTCTTGAAGGATTTTCGCGACGTAAAGGAAAAGCAGTTGCCTTATGCGATGAAGGAGGCCGTGAATGCCAATGCGTTCCGTGCCCGCCGTGCGCTTATCAAGGATTATCCGCGAAAGTTCAAGATGCGCAACAGCGGATTGCCGAACCTGATAAGAATTGACAAGGCCGACAAGAAGGTTCCTGCCGCACGCATCTATCTTGACAAGCTTTTCATGGTTAAACAGGAATATGGTGGCGACAAGGTTGCGAAACCTGGCAAATCCGTTCCGATTCCTCTGGATGCCGTTGTCGAGAAGGGCATGACATCGAAGGGTGCCATCAAGAAGAATTACTATGTGTCGGCGTTGCTTGCCGATGCCGAAAAGGGCGGCCGTCGCACGCGGTTCCGCGATGGCAAAACCCGGACCGAAAGCAGGCCGCACGCCAGGAGTTCTTCGCAGTACAATCCGTTTGAATTGACCGGGAAAACCGGAGTGAAATACATCGCCCGCCATATCAAGGGAACCCGCAAGCTGGAATGGCTTTACTCGATGTATCCGAAGGTTTATGTGCCGCCTCGCTGGGGATGGCAGAAGATCGTGGAGTTTTTCTATAGGAAGTACATAAGGTCCGATTTCGAGGCTGCTTATCAAAAAGCATTGAAGACGGCAAAGTAATCTTTAAAAAAGATGTTCCTTTTTAGAACTTTTTGCCATGTTCTTATCCTAATTTCAAGGCATGGCCACTATTTACCCAGTTGAACTTTGCCAAAGAATGGTTGAAAAGGCTCAAGCCGCGCTTGAAAAAGCGATGGACGCCGAAAGTTATTCTATTGGCGGGCGTTCTCTTAACCGTGCGAAGGTTAAAGATTGCCAAGAAACGCTCGATTTGTGGCTCGGGCGGTTGGCTACTGCACAGGGTAAACGCCGTGGCAAGGCTTTTTGCGTTGCGAGTATTCCGCATTAGGGTGGTTGATAGATGTTTGGCTCTCGTGGACTTGCTTGGAAAGGTGCTTCCGTAGTGACGGAAGCTCTCCGTGCTTTCTACGCGCCTCACGGATCTGCCGACCGCGATATTGCAGCGGACCTCGACACGCTTCGCCTGCGTTCCCGCCAACTTTTCCAGAATAACACGTTCTCGCGTGCGATGATTTCGAGTTTCGACACGAATATCGTCGGCACCGGAATCAAGGCCCGCCCGACTCTCAAGCAGCCGGAAATGCTCGGGCTCTCTCAGGAAGAAGCGGAAACGTGGGCGAACAAGACTCGCGATATTTTTGAACTTTGGGCAAAGTCTAAGAAGTGCGATGCTGAACGAAAGAACGATTTTTCGCAGTTGCAGGACCTTGCGCTGAAGACATCGCTTCTCGGTGGCGACTGCTTCGCGCTCGCCTGCTTCGACAAGAAGATCGAACCGTTTGGCCTGAATATCAAGCTGCTCGAAGGCGAGCGTTGCCAGAATCCTTTCGGGGTCATGGACAGCGACGCTCTTTGCGAAGGCGTCGAAGTGAACAAGAATGGCGCTCCGATTGCGTACCATTTCACGCAGAAGCCTGTGTGGAGCATCGATAACTACACGAATTTCGTGGATTCCGTGAAGGTTCCTGCGTTCGATGCGCTTGGTAACCCGAACGTTATCCACATCTTTACTGCCGACCGCCCGGACCAGCGTCGCGGCGTGCCGATTCTCGCTCCGGTAATCTTGCAGCTCAAGCAGCAGGAACGTTACCAGGATGCCGAACTGATGGCAGCCGTGATCAGTGCCTGCTTTACCGCCGTGCTAGAAAACAACGACCCGGATGACGTTGAAGACCTTTATGGCAACGTTCCGGAGGTGGAACGCGCTGAAAAGACGGACGGTAACGGCCATTCTCTTGCTACAGGTGCCCAGCAGTCGCTGGAAATGAAGCCCGGTGCTGTTTGGTCTCTAGCTCAGGGTCAGAAGATTCAGAGTCTGAATCCGCAGCGTCCGAACGTAAACTACCAGCCGTTTGTAGAAAGCATTTTCGCCGAAGCCGCCGCCGCTTGTGGCGTGAGCTTCGAGGTGGTTCTTCGCAAGTTTAACAGCAGTTACAACGCGGTCCGTGCCGCGATTCTCGAAAGCCGCAAGACTTTCGAAAGAATGCGTCACAATTTTGTGTCCGATTTCTGCCAGCCTGTTTATGAAAAATGGCTGTCGCAGGCTGTGCTTACCGGCGTTATCGAGGCTGAAGGTTTCTTTACCGACCC